CTGTTCATCGTCGTGGCGGCCCATAATAATCTGCCGGTCAATCAGCCAGCTTTCCTCACCCGGCCCCCATCCCCATACGCGCATTTCGTAGCGGTCCAGCTGGGAGTCGATACCGGCGGTCAGGTAAGCCACACGGTCAGGAACGGGCGCTGAATAATGCTCTTTCCGCTCCGCCATCACCTCAGCATCCGGACGTTCGCCAATTTTCGCTTCCCATGTCTCACCGAGCGTGGTGTTCACGAAGGTTTTACGTTTTCCCGTATCCCCTTTCGTCTTCATCCAGTCTTTGACAATCTGCACCCAGGTGGTGAACGGGCTGTACGCCGTCCAGATGTGAAAGGTCACACTGTCCGGCGGCTCAATCTCTTCACCGGATGACGAAAACCAGAGAATGCCATCACGGGTCCAGATCCCGGTCTTTTCGCAGATATAACGGGCATCAGTAAAGTCCAGCTCCTGCTGGCGGATGACGCAGGCATTATGCTCGCAGAGATAAAACACGCTGGAGGGGTCATCCGGCGTCCATTTGAGGCCAAACGGCGTCTCTTTGTCGCCAAATTTAAGATACTGCTCCTCCCCGCAGTGCGGGCAGGCAACATGAAAACGCATAAAATGCGGGGATTCACTGGCTGCACGCTCAATCTGACAGGTGCCTCTCACTTTGGGCGTGGAGCCACGGATGGACTTTGGCCAGACCGAGCCTTCAATACGCTTGTCACCCAGGAACGTCGGAGAGCCTTCCTGTTCAATATCATCATCAAAGGCAGCAAGTTCATCATAACCCGCCACATCCACCGACTTTTCACGGTAGTTTTTTGCCGCTTTACCGCCCAGGCACCAGAAGCCACGACCATTGGTGAAACGCTTCATGGTGAGCGTGTTATCCCGGTGCTTTTTGCCATACCACGGAGCCAGCGCCAGCAGCGACGGAATATCGCGGATGGTCGGCTCAACGTGGGTTTTCATAAAGTTCTCGGCATCACCATCCGTCGGCAACCAGATAAGGGTGTTGCGTTGCTTATGCTCTATAAAGTAGGCATAAACACCCAGCAGCATTTTGGAATAACCGACACGGGCAGACTTCACTACATTCACCTCACGGATATAGTCGCTGCCCATCGCATTCATGATGGCCCGCTGAAAGGGCAGTGTTTCCCAGCGCCCTTCCTGGTATGCGGATTCTTTCGGGAGATAGTAATTAGCATCCGCCCATTCAACGGCAGTCTGTGGCTCCGGCCTGAACAGTGAGCGAAGCCCGGCGCGGACAAAATGCCGCAGCCTGTTAACCTGACTGTTCGATATATTCACTCAGCAACCCCGGTATCAGTTCATCCAGCGCGGCTGCTTTGTTCATGGCTTTGATGATATTCCGTTTCAGGAAATCAACATGTCGGTTTTCCAGTTCCGGAAAACGCCGCTGCACCGACAGGGGGATCCCGTCGAGAATACTGGCAATTTCACCTGCGATCCGCGACAGCACGAAAGAACAGAATGCGGTTTCCACCACTTCAGCGGAGTCTCTGGCATTTTTCAGCTCCTGTGCGTCGGCCTGCGCACGCGTAAGTCGATGGCGTTCGTACTCAATAGTCCCTGGCTGGAGATCTGTCTCGCTGGCCTGTCGCAGTTCTTCAACCTCCCGGCGCAGCTTTTCGTTCTCAATTTCAGCATCCCTTTCGGCATACCATTTTATGACGGCGGCAGAGTCATAAAGCACCTCATTACCCTTGCCACCGCCTCGCAGAACGGGCATTCCCTGCTCCTGCCAGTTCTGAATGGTACGGATACTCGCGCCGAAAATGTCAGCCAGCTGCTTTTTGTTGACTTCCATTGTTCATTCCACGGACAAAAACAGAGAAAGGAAACGACAGAGGCCAAAAAGCCCGTTTTCAGCACCTGTCGTTTCCTTTCTTTTCAGGGGGTATTTTAAATAAAAACATTAAGTTACGACGAAGAAGAACGGAAATGCCTTAAACCGGAAAATTTTCATAAATAGCGAAAACCCGCGAGGTCGCCGCCCCGTAACCTGTCGGATCGCCGGAAAGGACCCGCCAACGACTTTCGCGTGCAGGCATTAAAAATTTTGCAGTTCCATGCCTAGTTGAAACCTCGATTTCTATAACATCCAATTTTGTAAATTTAGATATAGCTCAACTTTTCCCAATGTTTTCAAGTGTATAAAAACAATTGGCGTTACGCCATAACACTATACTTAGGATAAGTAAAGATTTTAAGGAGTTTTAATGAGTCAACATCAATATTACCCACAGCTGAAATGGAAGCCTGCTGAATATGAATCTCTGATGCTTTTAGATCAAACTACGCTCTCTGGTTTTACTCCGATCATTACCATTCCAGACATAGACTGGGATTATGAAAACGAATGCTACAAGAAGAGTTTGAGTTCTTACTTATCTGACTTCGGTATTAATCTTGCGGCATCCTGGAAAGCCAATCGTCCTGTTTTGCTGGATGTTAAATATTTAGATAAACATGGTTCGAGCCGCCATCATCCTCTAGATATGTGTATCCAAGATGCTAGAGTAAATGGTAAGGAAATTATCCCTGTTGTCTCTCCCGCATATTCAACAAACTATATACATGCTGTTCAACGCAACTTAATCAATGGGCTCGCTATATCTATCACCCCCCAGACATGGCACCAATTCACAAGTCTGGTTAACCACTTAAATATTCATCCTAGTTTAATTGATGTAATCATTGATTTTGGAGATATTCAAAACGCAACTGATAGTTTAAAACAACAAGCATTAAGCATGGTCAACACATTATCAGGCCAAGCTCCGTGGAGAAACTTGATTTTATCTTCAACCGCATACCCTGCATCACAGGCAGGGATACCGCAACATCAAGTTCATCATATTCCGCGCCATGAATACGATCTTTGGATGTATGTAGTACAGAATTTTAGCAATGGAAGAACGCCAAGTTTTAGTGATTATCCCACCGCTAGCTCTACCATTACGAGCGTAGACCCACGCTTCATGTCTCAGTATGTCTCAGTGAGATATTCGAACGATACCTCATGGATCTTTGTAAAAGGTACCGCAGTTAAAGGAAATGGATGGGGCCAAACTAAAAACTTATGTACTACCCTTGTTAGTTCGCCAGAGTATCAAGTCTTTGGCTCCAAATTTAGTTGGGGGGATGATTACATTTACCAAAGATCATTAGGCGCTAACAAATCTGGCGGCTCTAAAGAATGGCGTAAAGTTGCACATACGCACCATATTACGTTAGTCGTGAGACAGCTTTATTGGTTGGCGCAGACTCAGCCTGCCAAGCCTTAACTTTCCAGCCTACGCGTTTCTTTAAGGCTGTTCTGACTTCAAGCCTGAGATTCGCTATTGGAATATTTTCCGCAATAATATTCCATAACTCAAATCGGGGCTTGCTTTTGATTCCTTTGGAATAGCCCCATCGTTCAAGTACGTCGATACATTCATCTTTCCAAAGCAATTGAGCGAGCATCAATGAGTTATGGTTTCGATTAAGCTTTTCTCCACGCATGTGCTTTATAAGAATGGCGCCTTTTGGCCCAACAGAAACCGTTTTAACGCCCCACCAACCTGGGATTAACTTTAATGCTCCCTCAAGATGTTTCTCAGCTACGACAAGAGTAACCTTGTCCATTACAGAAGAATAATGCTTGATTTGAAGAGGCAAACGCTCCAAAGAGTCATATTCACTTTTGAGCTCGTACCCGTGTATAACACCATTTATTACAGCAATGTCTGCTCTACTGGCGCCAAGGGATATGGAAAATTCATCGACCACAAGGCAGTCAGGATCTAAATGCGATTCTTTCAAAAGCTTATGATGCACCGCGAACCTAACATCTTGATCTTTCATGACTTCTCCTTACTCCCTCCGTTACTGAATTATAGCGCACTGCATTTTACTGCATTTGAGAGATTTGACCACTTCAATCACAAAATGCTTATCTGCAGCAACAAGATTCATAGCCATACGACTATGGTGATTACCTTTTGTCTGGAAAACTGACCATTCCACGAAGATCAGATAGGTCTATAGAATCTTGGTTTGTCATAGCGTTCGCCTTACTTTGAGATGAACCTTTGCTGCATAGGAGATCAGCCCGTCAAGGCTCACCAGCACTAACTGACTACTCAAAGGCTCATTCCAAAGGGTTTGGTTCGACGTGGTTGAGTGCGCTGCGGTGCGCGGTGAAATACCTGTACAAAAATGCCCCGCATCTGCGAGGCATTTTCCTGAAAGTCACTTCACTTGTTAAATTTCAGTGAAATTAAAATTATTTTAAGCACTGCGTCCTGATGTACTCCTGCAAGTAGTTAACCTGCGCGGTTATCTTGTCGATTCCACTTCGGAGACGGTAATAATTGAGTTCAGCATCTGCTGTAAGTCCTGGGCTTTCTCCATTGCCCATGCCGCTGGCTCCGGTCGTTGACTTTGCACAGGTGGCGGCGACTTGCAGGCGCTTACGCCCAACAGAAACATCAGCACGTAGACTTTCGATAGTCGCGTTAGCATCAGCAAGCTCCTTTGTGTATCTGGCGTCGAGTTCTGCTACATCACGTTGACGCTTCTGCATGTCAGCGATGATGTACGTGGCTTTATCGCGCTGTTCTTTATAGGTAATGGCATTATCACGGTAATGATTAACAGCCCATGACAGGCAGACGATGATGCAGATAACCAGAGCGGAGATAATCGCGGTTACTCTGCTCATTGTTGCCCCCACAAACAGACTTCACGCTCAATCTCACGACGAGTCATCAGGCCTTTCCATTGCTTACCGCCAGCGTATATCCAGCGACGTAGCTGGTCACATGCGCCTTTGATATCGCCCTGGTTTATTTTGCGAAGAAGCGTCGATGTTCTGAAATTGCCAGCACCCACGTTGTAGACGAACGAGTAAAGAGCGCCGCGCGTTGTTTCCGGTATATCGACTTTGATGTACGGGTTAATTTGTCTGGCGACAGTGGCAAGGTCTTTATTCAAGAGTGCTTTGCATTCTGCTTTGGTATACGTTTTACCGAGCATGATGTCTTTTCCTGTATGCCCGTGACATACAGTCCATACACCAACGATATCTTTGTATGGTATGTAGCTGACACCTTCCAGGCCATCGTCACCACTCGGACCAGTAATGAGCACAGACGCTATGGCAACAGCCCCACCACCAATAGCAGCAGCAACAGCCTTGCGTAATGATGGCGACATTATTCACCTCTCGCAGCCTTACGCTTATCTTCTTTAATCTTGAAATAAAGGTTTGTCAGATACGTCAGCAAGCCAAATACCAGACTACCCAGCACACCTATTGCCGCCCACTGTGAGGGCGTGACTTTATCGAGCAACTGTAAAAACCAGTACCCGGCACTACCTGCTGAGGTGCCATAGGCGACACCCGTTGTTAACTTATCCATGGATTTCATAACCCCACCTCGCAGATGCGGGTGCTGTGTAATGGAAATAAAAAGGCCACCTGACGTGGCCACCAGATTATTTCCCCACCAGCTCGTTTATCTCTTTCACTGTCTGGTTAAACCGCTCTGACTCAAGCTCAACACCTAAGGCCCGACGCCCCAACGCCATTGCTGCTTTTATTGTGGAACCGGATCCCATAAAAAAATCAGCAACCAGATCACCTGGTCGACTACTGGCATTGATTATTTGCCTGAGCATATCCGCCGGTTTCTCACACGGATGTTTACCCGGGTAGAACTGAACGGGTTTATGCATCCAGACATCGGTATAAGGCACGGAGACTGATACGGAGAAATAGCGCCGGAGAGATTTAAACTCATCCAGCAATTCAGAATATTTGCGATTCAGTGAATCATAAGATGCCACCAGCTGGTGGTGTGGTTGTTCCAGTTGTTGTTCCTGAAACTTCTCTGCCGCTATACGGGAAAACAGTGCCTGTAACTTCCGATAGTCAGCCTCATTCGGCAACTGCCACTGACTGGCACCAAACCAGTGGGAAACCATATTTTTCTTACCTGTGGCTTCGGCAATCTGTTTTGCCGTTATACCCAGTTCGGCACGAGCATCCCTGAAATACGATATCAGCGGTGCCATTATGCGCTGTTTGAGTTCCCTTTCTTTTTCCGCATAGCCGTCACTTTTGCCGCGATATGGCCCCTGGTAATGTTCAGCAAACAGAACGCGCTCTGTGGCAGGAAAATATGCGCGCAGACTTTCTTTATTACACCCATTCCAACGTCCGGACGGCTTCGCCCAGATGATATGGTTAAGCACGTTGAAACGTTCACGCATCATGATCTCAATATCAGATGCCAGGCGATGCCCACAGAACAGGTAAAGGCTTCCGGCAGGTTTTAACACCCGCCAGAACTGGGCCAGACAGTGGTCCAGCCACTTAAGGTAATCTTCGTCCCCTTTCCACTGATTGTCCCAGCCGTTGGGTTTCACCTTGAAGTACGGCGGATCGGTAACAATCAGGTCAATGGAATCATCAGGCAGGGACTGAATAAAATGCAGGCAATCAGCGTTGATTAAATCAACACTGTTTATTTTTACAGTATTTTTCATGGATCAGTAAGCGTAACTCTGGTAGGCTCACTCTGCTTTTGCGCTAAAGCAGTGGGCCGTGGTTCGCTTGTGACCAGTAAGCATGAGCGAATGGCTGGCAGGTGCTACCAACACCCACCAGCCGCCCATTTTCACAGCAGGAAACCGCCATTACTGGCAGCGTCTGAATTTATTCCCGTACCCGCCGTTATCCTTCGCCAGCCCCGCCAGAACTAACTGAGTCAGTATTAACTGGCACCGGGCTTCGCTTACTCCGGTAGTTCTCGTCATCATGCGTGGCGTTACCCACTTGTCAGCAGGTAAGAAATGAAGGACTGCGGCGGCGGTTTCTGTCATATCTTGCTGTTTTAGCATGTCTTTTTCCCTTCTGGTTAACATGACATACCAATAACTCTTGTCTAAAAAGCCAGCAAGATAAAAAGTCAGTATTCACGACCACCAGCGTGTTTACTGTATTGCACCAAGTTTACAGGTACAAAAAAACCCGCTCAGTGGCGGGTTCTTAAATCTTATCAACGGTAGACATACAAAGCCCATCGTTGTGAAAATCTTATCCATATTTTTTGAAAAACGCAAGCATCATGTCGTCATCTTCGGCGAAAACCATTTATCTTGTCACCTTTCTCAATTGTATCTCTGCATATGCTTCTTCCTGCCAGCACTTTGTAACCAGTTTATCAATGACATCTGCATATCCTTTGTACCACTGATAATCCGTCAGGTCTGGTACCAGCTTCTGGACATGAAGCCGCGCCAGTGTGGTTGGTAAACGGCTAAACCGGTTTCCATTGCAACGCCCACAAACCTTATAAACAGGCGTGCCATGAAGCCGGGTTCTTTTTTCATCCAGGACAATACCTTTACCCTTACACCCTCTGCACGCTGTGCTGACTTCTCCCTTACCATGACAATGCTGACACAGTTCCTTCACCCACTCTTCCTTGATAACAGATTCCCCGCTTCTGGAGTGTTTCACCACTTCGCGCAATACATTATGAAATCCAGTACCAGCACAATGCTCACAGCGAGCCTTACTTGCCGCAGACCTGGAATAATCAGCAAAGGCAAAATTCACAAGGTAAGGGATGATCTGTAACCGGGTTTCTTCACTCAATTTGTTCAATGTCGGGTTATCCAGTGCCATCGCGTAATTGAGCAGACCTTCAATCGCAAACTGAGGATCCTGAACACCAACTTTTGCCAGGAATAAGGCAAACCCAAGCGGTGCTTTCGACTGCACCATCCCCTGCGCAGCCATTACATCCGTAATTGTTAAACCACCCGAGCCTGTCGCCGGTGCGTCATCGCTCAATTTTGGAGATTTTGGGGAGTAATATTTCGGTAAGGATTCAAGGTTCATGCTCGTTCTCCACTTACGCCAGTACGCCTATTGCCAGCGCACGATCGATAAAACGAAATATCAGCTCCAGCTGGGAGCCATACTTCTCTTCAAATGCCACGGTATCCGCATGCAGCTCGTCGTGATGCTTTCTGCACAAAGGCAACACAAAGAGGTCATGCGCTTTTGTACCCATCCCGCCCTGACCGTGGCCTATCAGGTGGTGGGGATCATCAGCAGGCTTTCCACAACATGCACACGGCTGCGTCTTAACCCAGCGCGTGTACTTTTCGTTAACCCAGCGGCGACGTTTTGGGCGTAACATAAAAGACTCCGGCGACTCCGGATCCACTTTCAGCGCCAGCACCTTTTTCGCTTTATCCTGGATGATGCTGGTGGCAGGAACCGAAGGCACAAGGTCACTTTCCCGGGTGACAGACGGCACAACAGGCTTCGGTAATCTCAGTGCCTTACGGGCTGCACTTTCCGGTAAGGCATCCGCCAGGTCATTACGAACCAGCCACCAGCACAGTTCCGGCATTGTCACAACGTGACTATCATCAAAACCGAGATCCCGACGCACGACAGACAACACCCAGCGGGCACAGTTATCCGTTGCCATTGATTCCAGCCGTTCCGTGAACTGATCGCGCAGCTGGTTATCGCAGTGCCAGCACAGACGGATTGCGCCCGGCGCGTGTCGCATTGTGGTCATGTTCTCGCTGTGCCAGTCGGAATGAGGCCATTGGCAGCCTTTTTCACGAAGTAACCAGCTTTCAAGACATTCCACTCCACCAGCACGACGGATCACTGCCTCATTGCGGAACACGGCCCGAACGGCAGGATCATCCGCCAGCGGTTGTGATGCCGCCGGAACGGCACCACTGGCAAAAGATGAATAACGTTCCGGCTCAGGCTCCAGCAGGACACGCCCCTGCATAAACAGGGGCATCAGCTCTGAACCGGGTCTGAACAATACGATCCCCATACGCGGGGCAATTTCAGGGGTCAGTAGTGCTCTCACGGTCACCTCAATGAACGGTATCGAGCAGCTTTAACAGCTCAGGGAATCGGGATTCGAAAAAGTGCGGCTGCGTCTCGCGCGGATTTGCGGGACTGGTGATGTTCTTGCCGAACATGCAGCCTTTCGCTGTCAGCGACCAGAATTTTTTGATGTTGTTAATCGCGGTACGGCTGTATCGTTCGCGCTGCTCGACGATCCCCAGCTTCACCATCTGGTGATATGCCTGATTAGCTGTCAGGCGGATACCATACTGCTTCAGCAGTGCACTCAGTGACAGCGTGGGGCGGCTTGAGCCATCAGGCGCGTCAGCAGGAGCATCAATGGCATAGCGCGGTGCCAGATTCGGTAAGCCAACAGCCTCCTGGAGTTTCTGACAGGCACCAAGCACTGAAGAGTTAGACAGATTTAACTCCCGGCGCATAAAGTCCAGCAGGATCACGCCAGCCTGCATCTTGTCAGCAGCCTGTCCGGATAACTTTTCCGGCGCGCTGGTTACCATATCGAAAGTACGGATCACCTTCAGATGGAATGACGGGCTGATCCACATTGCATAGGCATACACCAGTTCCTTACAGACATACGTTCCCCGTTCATTTCCCCCATGAATCACACTCACCGGGTCAACACCCAAATTCTGGGTGTTGGTCAATTCATGAACAAGCTCAACAGTTTGTTGGCTGGAAAGAAACTTTCCTGGCTCCTTGGTTCTGGCATTTGCACCAGATGCTACTGCTGCGCGATGCAGATCGTTCAGGCTGTAACGTCCATAAGCATCACGACGAACTTCAATACCATCAATAACCATCAGATTATTCATACTTCGTTTCTCCTCTTAATCAGGCGGCTGCACCCGCCGTTTTCTCGTACTTACTGATAGTGATCTCGACCTTCCCTTCCGGGATAACCGGTCCCCACTCCACCAGCATTCTTTTCACCTGACTGTCGTCTTCCCACACACCAGCGTGGGTCAGGGCGTCAAACAGCGCCTTGTTATAGTTGTCCAGATCGCGGATCCGGTTATCTGGAGGAAACAACACGATCTCCACTGAAGCAGGTGCCGACGTTGGTTTTGGCAGACGACGTAACTGCTCAACTATTGCTGCACACACCGCGCTCTGGAATTTTCGCCCCGCCGCGCTTATCAGGCTCTTACCTGCAAACGCCCCTTTGTTGGGGTGTCGCCAGTACGTGTTCACGCTGGGCGGAAAAGGCAGAATCAGCTTCATACTTTCAGTTCCCTCTCATGTAACCAGTGAGCTGCACGCAGCCTGGCGTTTTCCTCACCGGCAAGCAGTGCGCGGATAATCCCGACCGCCTCGCTGTCGTCGTCCTTCACCGCGGTATGAAGCGTTATCCCCCGGGCCACGCCACGCTTTATCGTGATGACGCCTTTTTTCTCCAGTGCGCGAAGATGCTCCACCGCTGCATTCACTGAACGGTATCCCAGCATGGTTGCCACCTCCTGATTGGTTGGCGGAAAGCCACGCTCTTGCTGGTAAGAAATCAGCATATCCAGCACCTGCTGCTGGCATTGGGTTAACGTCGTCATGCCGCCATCTCCCTGACAAGTTTTTCTGCCTGCTGGCGAACCTGCGCCAGAAACGCCTCACCACATGCCTCAAGTTCATCGCGCCCGATGTAGCTGATTGTCGGTCCCTTCCAGGTCTTGTCGAAAACAGCAATAGCACCAGCGAAGAAAGCGCCTGTCGGCACCTGCTTCTCATCCTTCGGGATAAACCAGGCAGGAAGTTCAAAACCAATACGCCCGCGAATAAAAGCAATATGGTCTGCGTCTTCCGGCCACCACACTTCGCTGGTGGCAGCTTTGATCAGGAAAACATAGCGCCCGCCTTTATCACGCATGGCACTGGCATGCTTCATGATGTAACGCATGCCGGTGATGTATTGCCCCTCATGCTGACTGGCGCGGCTGTATGGGGGATTACCAAAGGCAGCACCTTTAAGCTCCGCAAGACGTTCTGACCAGTCATGCGCCAGCGCGTTGTCTTCCGCCGTGTAATACGCGGCACATTTGGCGTTATCACCGTCAGTGAACAGATCCAGAACAAACGGGCCAAACAGGGTGTTAATTCCCCAGAAAATGTTATCCGGCGTGCGCCACTGATCGCCCACTTCCTTCAGTTCATGGGCTGGTTTGTTCCGCAGCTCCACCAGCGCCTGGCAATATTTATTACTCATTAAGCCCCCACGTAATTCCCTGACAGATACCACTCTTCACCTGATGCAGCGCGCTTGCTGCTTTTCCGTAAGCACCGCTCACGACGCGCCAGAAAATTGTTTCGTTCTGGCTGGGAGTGGCTTTCACGGAATGCCGCCATCCACACCGTTGCAGCACGACGGTATAAGCCCCTAGACTCCAGTTCTTCCGCCTGGCGGGTCAGGCACAAAATCACCCGGGGATCGTTAGTGCCGACATAGAAATTGCGCACAGGTCTGGTTTCACGAACTGGTTGTGGTTCCGGCTCCTGCGCTCTCTCAGTCAGGCGTGGGAAATGTCTGCGTGTATCTCCTTCACAACGGTGAGCCACACGCCCACTCTGACGTAACTTGCTTGCTGACTGCAGAACGCGCTGCCGTGAGTAACCTGCAAAAGCATCCGCAATGTCTCCGGAAGTACACCCCGGATGGGCTTCAATGAATTTCTGAACTTCATTCAAAAGACTCATGATCACCCCCTGAATCCTGCCGGGATCTGGCTGTAGTCCACGTTGTCGTAACTGGCTTTGAAGTACGGGTCCTCGCGTCTGGCTGCAGATACCGCAGGAACTTCCCAGAATTCTTCGAAATGACGATCCGGACCAAAGAACGTGACAGCCTGTTTCACAAATTGTGTGCCGCTGTTACCCATCGCAGATACCCAGCCCGCGTAGCGTTTCACACCTTCCAGCATGGTTTCGGGGTTTACTCCCTCATTCAAACGGGCTTTCCAGGCTTTGAAGGCTGCAGATTTTGAATTGCCACCAGCACGTTTGGGATATGCCAGCCATGCCTGCTCAAACTCCGGAGAGTATTCCGGTCGGTTTGAACGAACTCGCACGGACTCATCAACTGATGCACCAACAGCTATTGGTTCTTTGACTGGTTCAAAAGAGTGACTGGTTCTGGGTGAATCTCCTGCACTACCCCCTGGTGCAACTCCTGCACTACCTGGTGAATTTGCTGCACCAGATAGTGAATTATTTGCACTACCCCCTAGTGAATCTCCTGCACCATCCAGATGAAGGAGATAGATATTACTTGAGTTACCTTTTTCACCTTTCCGGGTGACTTTTTTTACCAGCCCGGACTCACAAAGGGCCGCAATATGATTCATCACAGAACGTTTGCTAATCTCGCACTGGTCAGCAATATGCTGGTAGCTGGGCCAGCACTCCCCCTGATCGCTGGCATTATCAGCCAGCTTAATCAGAACCAGTTTTCGCAATGGATTTCCCACTCGAATTTTCATCGCTTTAACCATCAGCTCCATACTCATGCTGCACCTCCGAGATGCTTCATGTTTTTTCCGGAGCGAAAGGCTATAAGCGGCATACTGACGCGATAATTACGGCCCAGCGGTTCACAAATCACCTTCTGACATTCACGGTCAACCAGGCTGACACGTAGAACATGCCCTGCAGGCGTGGTGTACCACTGACCGGGGCGAGGACAACGGAAAGTCTGATTGGTAAACCGTTTGAAAATATTCCGGATCATTTGCGCCCCCATACCTCTGAAGGGTTCAGCGACAAATTTATGAGGCAGGCCAGTGCCGAAGCATCATTAATATAGTCATACAAGCTAACAGCCAGCGGAGATTCGGCTTTTGCCAACATAGGATAAAGCTGCTGCAGCCAGACCTGATGAATTGATGAAATGTAGGAACAGAGAACGCTGGCGTTATGTGCAACGTCGCTCGGTACAGAGGGCTTTGAAAGCTGTTTCTCCATCTGGTTAAAGGCATTGATGTATGCCTCCTTGAACTGGGCAGCACGTTTACCCGTGAAACCCATAGCAAGAAACGCAAAACCGTCGCGTGTGATTTGGTAGCAAGGAAGTTTGCGACCTGTGCAATCAGTGTAATCACTCACCGAAAAATTGCGGGCAGTGAATGATGCTGAGCATTCAAGCGTGCGGATCTTTTTCAGTACATCGTCATGACGTTTGGAGAAGAAGTTGGCAACAGCCAAGGATGAAGTAACAGCCTGACCATCAACGATGGCAATTTCAGGTTGAGTGAGGGTTGGGATCGTAGCCATGATGGCAGCCTCTTTGGTGATTTTTAATAACTCACCACCAAGGCTTTCCACGACCTTATTGGTGGTGAGACGTACAGGGGTGGAAATACCGGTCACCAAAGAACCCGGCCCAACCGAAGTTGGCCCTGCACGCCCCACCATAATTTGGGCGTAATGCTGCTCATGACACAAAAAAACCGCAAGAGCGCGGTTGTGCGCTTTGGTGAATTCCGGGTTTCCACGCCCGGCACCCGTTTTATAAGGTGCCTGAACAGTGTAACGTCCCGGAATGGCAGAATCAATGTGCTGGTGGTCCTTCACACTCAACAAAATCACGCCTGAATTTCCACAAAGGACTAAAGCACTCATGCGGGTAGTCTTTGCGAAGATAGATAACGCGCTGTGTTTCTGGCTCCCAACGAATAACATGAACATAAAGTCCTCTTCCGTCACGAAACCAGCGGTTAAGTTCCTGCACAACTCGCCCCCCACAGTCAGGTAAAGTTCTCTGTGGTTACTTACAGCCAGGTGATTTGGTAATCTGTATTCATGCCATAACAACCGGTGTTCAGCGACACTGACCACCAGCTGTTGCGACAAACGGTTATTTGCCGTTAAACTGTTCATGCGTTAGTTTCTCCACAGACACAAAACGCCACGACGCCCGGAGCTGCACACTCGCGGGCGTCACTCTTTTCTGGAGCGCAAAAGATTTTGTAGACCAGTGCTGCATGCTCCTGGAGCTTCGAAATTGACAGATACAACTCATCATTAATTGCTGTCTGCTCGTGTGGCTCCACGACCCCATCTTCGATTGCCGAACGAATCTGCTTTGAGTAACTCCCGATCTGTTCGATGACTTCCAGCAGGCGCTGGTTTATATCGGCGTTCTCTACTTCCTCAATTTCAGGAAGCGATACAAACATCCCACCAGCAGACTGTGCAACAGCATCCGCAATGTGATGAGTACTAGCCGCACGCTGTAAAACCATTGCCCATCCCAACGGAAAAAACTGATCACCATCGGCACGAAGGCGATTAAATAATGCGTTCTCTGTTACATCCAGCCAGTCAGCAGCTTCAGCGTAACCACCTGGCAATGCCGCGATAGTTTTTCTGACAGCTTTCACGTACCAGTCAGGTTGTTTTTCCACTTTCCAGTGATGCTTACCCACGGCTTACCTCCTGTTCCTGTGGTTTAAACCCATTCTGGTTTTGGCTAGATTGAAAACGTGCCGGATAAAGAATCTGCATTTCGCTGATTTCACCCTTAAAAAAATTGGCCAGACGTTCTGCAAGGTCGATAGATGGAATTTGTTCCAGTCTTTCAATACGACTCAGCGTCGCTGGATTGACCTGAACGCCCGCAGCAACATGCTGCAAAGTAAATCCGTGCGCTTTACGCACATTCCGTAATGGTGATTGCATATAACCTCCACATATTGCGTGATAAGCATATTATTTCACGCAAATATTTTGCGCAAGTTGATTTGCTTAACGCGCAATAAAGAAATGTAATAAACGCATGAACATAGGAAATCGAGTCAGACAACTTCGCCAGGCGAAGAACATGAAAATCGCCGATCTCGCTGAAGCAATAGGAGTGGATGCGGCGAATATCTCACGCCTGGAAACAGGTAAGCAGAAACAATTCACTGAACAAGCCCTGAGTAATATTGCCAGGAGCTTAGGTGTTGATATTGCTGATCTCTTTACCTCAGACTTCAAAAGTAATACTGTATGTAAAAACAGTATTAGTGAGGATGTTGCGCAGGTGAAGGATGTATTCCGTATTGAAATGCTGGATGTCAGTGCCAGTGCGGGAAATGGCCTTATCCAGGGCGGTGATGTCATTGATGTGATTCATGCCATTGAATACCGAACTGATAATGCTGTATCGATGTTTGGCGGACGACCAGCCAATCACATTAAAGTTATCAACGTTCGTGGGGACAGTATGTGTCCAACCATTGAGCCAGGAGATCTCATCTTCGTTGATGTCAGTATCAATCAGTTTGATGGAGATGGTATCTATGTATTTGGTTTTGATGATAAAATTTATGTCAAACGACTGCAAATGATACCTGACAAACTACTGGTGATTTCTGATAACCAGATTTACCGTGAATGGGGAATTACCAGCGAAAATGAACACCGGTTTATGGTCTTTGGAAAGGTCTTAATCAGCCAGTCACAAACCCTTAAGCGACACAATTAACCCTTACCTCCTCATCAATTAGCCACCCGAAGGTGGCTTTTCATTACCCACAAAATTGCATATCTCGCAATAAAAACACTTGCATAATGCGCAACTTCATTTTATCTTTCTTTCCAGACCAACAAACAAGGTACTAACAAAATTTGGTTGTAACACGGCGTATGGCACATGCGTCGTTAGCGGTCTGGTGACGTTAAAGGGGACAATCCACTCCTTGCTCGGGCAAACAAACCAGGTAGCCGGAATGTGCAAGTCAATGATGATGCTGATAAGACGCCTAACCAGCGTGGCGATTCGGTTTGACGCCTGGGAAGAGACCAGGGTGCAACGATGAGGGCATTTATGGAACCGCGACAAAGTGTGGTGCCGTAACTGGCTAAGTGCTCTCAGCGTTGTGGTGAATGCGCAGGCTGATGCGCGAAAGACATTGCAGCTATTGCGGAAAAGAGCTGTTCGGCGGGGCAATTAAACGCCCGTGAGAGTCTGAAATAACCGCAAGCCGGAGATCAGCACCGGTCACCACAACAGCCACTGCTTTGGCGGTACCAGTTTGTACACTTGCTTCCGGCTGGTACCGCTCTTTTTACAAAACAGAGAAGAGCATCACCGGACGACGGGCTCATAACCCAATCCATCCGGGCGGCTGCCACCGCAGGTGTTCTTCTCTGTTTTGTGGAGAAACTAATCGGCCTTGCAGGGTCGATATGATGAGGAGCAACAAAATGGCTAGCGAACGCAGTACTGATGTGCAGGCATTTATCGGGGAGCTGGACGGCGGCGTATTTGAAACAAAAATCGGCGCAGTTCTCAGTGAAGTCGCTTCCGGTGTGATGAACACGAAAACCAAAGGTAAGGTCTCACTCAACCTGGAAATCGAACCATTTGATGAGAACCGTGTGAAAATCAAACACAAACTCTCATATGTTCGCCCGACTAACCGCGGGAAAATTTCCGAAGAAGACACCACCGAAACGCCGATGTATGTCAATCGCGGTGGTCGCCTGACTATTCTGCAGGAAGACCAGGGACAATTACTGACTCTTGCCGGTGAACCTGACGGAAAACTCCGCGCAGCAGGTCGTTAATATCATACTTAATAAACTGATTATTTATCTCATCACTGAATATCTTTATATAGTGAGGACTGATTATGTCTCATAACTTAGACGCAACCGCAATTAATCAAATCCATGCCCTTATTTCTGCTCAGGGTGTTAATGAAATCATCAGTAAGATTGGTGCCGATGCTGTGGCATTGCCTGAGAATTTCCGCATTCATGATCTGGAAAAATTTAATTTAAATCGTTTCCGTTTCCGTGGTGCGCTTTCCACTGCCAGCATCGATGACTTTACCCGTTATTCTAAAGATCTTGCAGATGAAGGCACCCGCTGCTTTATCGATGCCGATAATATGCGTGCCGTCAGTGTGCTTAACCTGGGTACTATTGATGAGCCAGGTCACGCAGATAACACTGCCACTCTCAAACTGAAAAAGACAGCACCGTTCTCTGCTCTGTTGTCTGTTAATGGCGAGCGTAACTCCCAGAAGTCACTGGCAGAATGGATTGAAGACTGGGCCGACTACCTTGTGGGCTTTGATGCTAATGGTGACACCATTCAGGCAACCAAAGCGGCTGCGGCGATCCGTAAAATCACAATTGAAGCGAACCAGACCGCTGATTTTGAAGATAATGACTTCAGCGGCAAACGCTCCCTGATGGAGTCTGTCGAAGCGAAGACCAAAGACATTATGCCAGTGGCATTTGAATTTAAATGCGTTCCGTTTGAAAGCTTGAAAGAACGTCCGTTTAAATTACGTCTCAGCATTATCACTGGCGATCGTCCTGTACTGGTTCTGCGCATTATTCAGCTGGAAGCGGTGCAGGAAGAAATGGCTAACGAATTTCGTGATCTGCTTGTTGAGAAATTCAAAGACAGCAAAGTAGAAACCTTTATTGGTACTTTCACCGCCTGATTTCATTACTGCAAATGCCCCTGCGGGGGCATTTATGGAAACGTAATTAACTCAATAATCGCCGGATGGTAAGGGCTTCTTTTTACCAAAATTCAGTGCGGTGCAGCGCACATAACGTGGAGAACAAAATGTCATTTATTAAAACTTTTTCCGGGAAGCATTTTTATTATGACAAGATAAATAAAGACGACATCGTTATTAACGATATCGCGGTTTCCCTTTCAAATATCTGTCGCTTTGCAGGGCATCTTTCACACTTCTACAGCGTCGCCCAACATGCGGTGCTTTGCAGCCAGCTGGTACCGCAGGAATTTGCTTTTGAAGCGTTAATGCATGATGCAACAGAAGCATATTGCCAGGACATCCCCGCACCACTGAAACGACTTCTTCCTGACTATAAACGGATGGAAGAAAAAATAGACGCCGTAATCCGTGAGAAATACGGGTTACCCCCAGTTATGAGTACGCCCGTGAAATATGCCGATCTCATCATGCTGGCAACCGAACGCCGCGATCTCGGGCTTGATGATGGCTCTTTCTGGCCTGTACTGGAAGGCATCCGGGCAACAGAGATGTTCAACGTGATTCCACTGGCACCGGGTCATGCCTACGGGATGTTTATGGAACGTTTTAACGATTTATCGGAGTTACGCAAATGCGCATGAATATTTTCGAAATGGAAGGGTTTCTTCGCGGGAAATGTGTACCGCGAGATCTGAAAGTGAACGAAACAAATGCTGAGTACCTGGTACGTAAATTCGACGCGCTTGAAGCTAAATGTGCGGCACTGGAAAACAAAATAATACCAGTGTCAGCTGAACTGCCACCAGCAAATGAAAGTGTTCTGTTATTTGATGCTAATGGAGAAGGCTGGCTGATTGGCTGGCGTTCTCTCTGGTACACCTGGGGACAAAAAGAAACCGGAGAATGGCAGTGGACATTTCAGGTCGGGGACCTTGAAAACTTCAATATCACTCACTGGGCAGTAATACCCAAAGCGCCGGAGGCTGGAGCATAATGACCACATTTACCAATAAAGAACTGATTAAAGAAATCAAAGAACGAATCAGCAGCCTAGAGGTTCGAGACGATATTGAGCGCCGTGCTTATGAAATTGCTCTGGCATCGCTAGAAGAGGAGCCGGTGGCATGGCTGCATTCAGACAATGGCTTAGGTATTCCGGCAATAACCAGGAGCAAAAACATTGCTGACAGTTGGTTATCAAAGGGCTGGTATGTTCAGCCGCTATATATAGCCAAGCCAGTACTGGTGGTGCCAGATGCTCGTCCGTCTTTAAATAATGGCATAGTCGGTTTTGATGAAGGCTGGAACGCCTGCCGCGCCACCATGCTTCATGGTGCCAAACCTGTAAGCCAGACTTACAAGTTGAACAAGCTGTCGGGCAACTCTCCGGTAACTCCGGATGGTTGGATAAGCTGTAGTGAGCGAATGCCGAACGATAAACAGTATGTTTGGTGTTGGGGTAAGTCTTACGGCTGGACTGAGTGCGATACCTTCGAAGGGTATTATGATTGTTCGAGAAACAAATGGTGGGCAGTTACTGACAATGGAGAAGAACCGGCATCGAAAGTAACCCACTGGATGCCGCTACCGGAACCGCCGCAGGAGGTGAAGTAATGAACAACTTAATGACAACTAAACAAGTCGCCGACTTCTGTGGCGTTTCAGTATCGACAGTTCTTCGCTGGAACAGCGTAAACCGGAGAACTGGCCAGAAGTACAGGCCTGATTTTCCAGATCCTGATATTAAATCATGCCCAAATAAATGGGCTTCACGCAAGATTTACAGGTTTGCAGGAGTTATTGAATGACGTATGTGAACAGACACGTCTATGGCACGGTAAGCGTCTGTCTGAGCGATACAGGCACGGACGTTGCTATCCACAAGCATTAATTATCAGGAAACGGGGACCGCTCCCCAAGCATGATGTATTGAAACGAAGACATTTACACAATGATAGAAAAAATACTAAAATAATGATTCAACTCAAAGAGTTGATGTACATAAAATGCCTCACCAGCCTAGGTGAACATTTTCATGGGTGGGAAAAAACATGATGTGGACCACACTTCCCCCTCTAAAATGAGGGGAAAGAGTATGGTTTTGTTGTACACTAAAGGCCATATGGTTTTTTATTATGTTTGGATAAGATAAATGAATGTAATAGCATTTAATGAAATAGAATCGAGCATCGCCGCCAATGATCAGGTTGATTCTATCTGCATTGAATTAACAACATTTAATCAAGATAATGTCATTTCATTTGAAAGTAAAAAGAAAAATAAAGAAATTCTTGATGCATTTTTTGAAATAATAAATACTGATATAGTTTTCGACTAGGTAATTAGCAATGGCTGAAGCAGCAAAAAAAACTCCACAAAAGCTGAATGAAAAAAAAGGCTCAACATCGGCATCATCACTTGAGATTGTGAATTCACGACAATCAAAAGATATTTATCTTGGATTGTGTGGATATGTTGGATGTGGCATGAGAACGATAAACAAAATTATCGAAGAGATATCCAAAGAATGGGGGTATAATGTTGTACACATCCGCATAAGTGCGCTTATGGAAGACCCATTATATTTTGAGCCCGCAGCACTGAAGGTATCCGAAAGCACACAAGTTAATAGACATTTAAAACTCCAGGATATTGCCAATAAACTTCGTAAACATTACGAAAAAAATGAGTTGCTTGCAGAAGCTGCTATTGCAGCAATCGCAGCAGCGAAAAAGAATATTGATTATAATAATGATGAATATAAAGGTACTGTCTTCATCATTGATCAATTCAAAAGGCCGGAAGAAATAGAGTTATTCAGAGTTATATATCAGCATAATTTCTATTTGTTAGGAGTTTTGCGCGATTTAGATTACCGAATTCCGAATCTCATTGCTGACGAATCGGCAAAGGACGACCTTCATTTAATTATCAATATTGATAATAAATCCTCTGATCCGTATGGACAAAGAACCGGGGAAACCATTCTTGATTCAGATTTTTTTATTAAAAATAACTTCAGCCAAAAAAGTGAATTAAAGAAGAAGATTGATCGGTTTTTCGGTCTTATTCATGGCAAAAATGGTTTAACACCAACTTTTAACGAGAAAGGTATGTATGCTGCCTTTTCAACATCATTACAATCAGCTTGTTTATCACGTCAAGTAGGGGCTGCACTGTTTGATGATGAAGGGAATTTGCTTGCCGTGGGTAAGAACGACGTACCTAAAGCTGGTGGCGGGTTGTATAGCAGTGATGATTTTGATAACGATCATCGATGCGTTCACAAAAGTGGTAAGTGTTATAATGATGCAAACAAGCTAAAAATTAAAGACCGTATAAAAAGCATATTATCAACCGAAGTAAGAAGTGTATTAGGTATTTCCGCAGGACAAACTGTTGCCGATATTAATATAACACGACTTCTAAACAAATTAGATAATATTGCAGAAGGCATTTACAAAGACAGCAAAATATCAAGTGTAATGGAGTACTCCAGATCAATTCATGCTGAAATGGACGTCATTACATCAATGGCTAGAAAACAAAACGGCGATACTAAAGATAAAATTCTTTTTACGACAACCTATCCCTGCCACAACTGTGCAAGGCATATTGTCGCATCTGGAATAAAAAAAGTAGTATATATAGAGCCATTTGATAAAAGCCTTGCTCTTGATCTGCATAATGATGCAATAACAAAGAACGAAGAATCTTCCAAAGTAATATTTTGTGATTTTGAGGGGGTATCACCCCGCCGCTACCATAAATTTTTCAGACCAACGGATGAACGTAAAGATGATAAAACAGGGGCTGCAAATAAATTTAATGCTCGCTACAAAAATCATATAGATGTTCAATATCTTGATGATTATAGAAAGTATGAGACTGTTGTAGCTAAGAAATTTATAAACGAGATTGCTAAACCAGAGTCTCAGCCATAACTGTTTCCACTCCTTATTTCTGTAAGGATAAGGAGTGGTGTTTTTATAAGTATAATGACCGTCTCTTCATAAATCGGCAAATCGAAATATCAGCAATCAGTTAATTATAATCCAAGAATCATTACTATTTTCTTACTCTGTATGTCTATTCATTATTCAATAGGCTGTCTGTTGGAACCTAAATTAGTGTAAGTAAGAATCGAATCAACCCTATCCCACCATGCCTGATAGGCTTTACGCTGTTCTTCTAGATAATCGCTCTTATCATAAACTTGCCATACCCCTGGCAGTTTATGACCGAGCATTATTTCAGCAATATGAGGCGCAGTAAGATCAGAAAAGTTTGTTCGTGCTGTTCGTCTCAAATCATGAAGAGACCAATGAGGAAATTGATACCCCAAACGTCGCCATGCGAACTGCATTAAATTGTAAGGCAGCGACTGCAATGATGTCCGACCAACTGGCTCCCTGCTTCCTTCCTTAGTAAAAAGCATATCGGAACCGTTGTTCATAGAGATAACGTATTTTATAAGCTCTTCAACCGGTTCAATAATGGGCCGCTTTAGCGGTTCGCCTGTTATGTCCCCAGTCTTATGTCGTTCTGGTGGTACAGTCCATACCTTATTTATGAAATCAAAATCATCCACCCTAGCAGTAATTAGCTCTGAACTACGGCAACCAAAATGCAGCAATAGTTTAATGAAGGCTCGGTATTTAGGAACCATTCGAGAACCATCGATCGCAGCATAAAGGATGCTAATTTCATCATGTGTCAGAAACCGTTTTTTCTGACCTTTACGGATATCCATATCTTTACCCGTGATATCCGACAGTGGGCGAGTTTCAATGAGCTTTCTCTTATACGCCCAGACATGAGCCTGCTTTGCGTTAATTAGCAATCGGTCTACTATTGCTGGAGTCTTGGTGCTAAGAGGCTCTAGGACTTCTAACCAATCATGCAATGTAGCTGCATCGTGAGGGATATTCCCGATTTTAGAGAACAGGTGCAGCTCAAACGAGCGGAGTATCTGTTCAGAACCTTTTTTATTTTTTACACAATATGCTTCATACCAGGCACGGATCACAGACTCTACCGTCATGGCTTCAGTAGCTTTTCGTTTTTCAGCCTGCTTGACTAATCGTGGATTGCGGTTTGACTCGAGTTCACCACGGAGACGGATAACTTCTTCTCTGGCCTCTTTTAATCCAGTTGCCGGGTAAGTTCCGATATCAAGGCGCTCACCTTTCCCTGCCCATTGATAACGATATTGGAACACTACGCGACCTTTCGGTGATACTCTGACAGACAGACCATCACGATCGGATTTAACCAAAACCTTATCACGTTCCTTTCCAACGACTGAACGCAACCACGCATCAGACAGCGCCAT